TGGATGACTGTTATATTTTTGCTCTAAATGACCAAGCGACCCAACTAACCAATGCCAGTATTCATTAGATGTAATTGGATATCGTTGCATTATTTGATTTGAAGCTTGCATCCACTTTTTGATATCCATAAACACGTTGTCCCAATTCATTCATCCCACTTCCTCTATTCTGATAAATATTCCTGGCATCTTCGCCCAGAACTTTTCTGCAATCAGGCTAACCACATATCTATCATCTTTCCAGTACCCCAATTTAGTTAAACAGTCTTGAACGAGTTTAGTCATATTGTCTAAATCCGGCTTCGTGTCCTTGTATTCACCATCAACGTGTTTGCCCTTTAATGGAAAACAATACCTGATTGTCATTCGGACTTTGCCAACCATTTTTTGATCAGGAACATACCGTCCAAACACGTCCATATACAGTTGACGAACATTTCTTAATTCGGCTGGTTCGTAGAAATGTGGTTTACCTTTTATGACAGACACCTGTTTTTCTTGATATGTGACTGTAGGTATTTTTTTCATTGGTACGAAAAACTGAATTACTTTTTTTGTCATTTCCGCCACTCTTTACTATTTATTTTTTGCCTATACTATTTTTCTTTCTTTACTTTTCTTAAGCTAATTTTTGCTCTGCTCCATTCCCTTTCTCTAGCTATCCCTAGAAGGGAGCTAGAGAAAGAATGGCGGAGCAGCGATTTAATAAGGTTTTGAGGGTGATTTTCTCGTTTCTCGACCTTTCTCGACCTAAATAGCCTGTAACGAACAAAGGATTTTTCTTTCTTGTCTCGACCTAAATAGCCTAAGAACACTTTTACTAATAGTTGATTATTATTTTTTTCTTATAGACCCATCTTCAATTAGAAAAATTTCACTCTTTTTAACTCTTCCATAAATTGTCTTGCGTGCGATTTCCAAGTAATCAGCAATTTGATTTATTTCAACAGGCCCGCCGTCAACGCTCAATATATTAAAAGCTTCTTCCAATTCCTGTTGCACTTTTTCACTTCGGGATTGATTAGCTTTTTTGACACCTTTTTTCCATTTTTCTTTAGGGTCATCATCTAACTTGATGTCCTGTAAACTGTCGTCTAAAACGTGAATCGGATATTGGAACCAAGCATTGACTGGATTGAACTTGGGAAACTCGCGCAATGTTCCTGATAATCTCCACGCCGTTGCTTGTCTAACTGCAGTAACTGCTGCGCTTTTTTGCTCGTTTATTTGTTTCAGCAATTGTTTTGAATTTGATAATCCGGTTAATGCAGCTAATAAGTGATGCGACATCTGTTTTAAGCTAAACGTGTCGTCAAGCGGAATTTCATAATCCGGATTAAAGTGCCTAATCGCTGATTGATAGACTTTACAGATTGCTTCATTTTCTCGCTGATCATATCTTGGCTCATCAACTGGCAATTCGATTAAGTCCAGAATTGCATCCGGATCCCGAGCAAATACTCCGGACCCACTCGAACGGTCCATTGAAGCTTTTCCACCCTGAGAACCTTTGCTGTGATGATGGGCATAAATGACTGAACATTTTAACTCTGTTGCTATCAGATCAAACTGATTAACGAATAGTGACATATCATGAGCATTGTTTTCGTCACCAGTTAAAACTTTGTAGATTGGGTCAATAATGACTGCTTTGTATTCTGCTTTTTCAGCTCTACGAATCAGTTTTGGCGCTAACTTATCCATCGGACTGGTTTTCCCACGCAAGTTCCAAACATCAATATTGGAAACATGCTCATGTCCACGCCCTAGCGTATTGTAAATTTCAACAAAACGTTTTTTAGCTGATCGCTCGTCTAACTCTAAGTTGACATATAAAACTCGGCCACGTTGACACTGAAAGTTGAACCACTTCCACCCCTCAGCTATGGCAATCGCTAGCTGAATTAGTGCGAATGACTTACCAGCTTTTGATGGACCAGCAATTAGCATTTTGTGTCCTTGGCGCAAAACTCCGCTTATTAGTTCAGGAGCTAAGATAATCGGCTTATCGAATAAATCAGACATGTTTTCCATCTCTGGTAGATTGTCGTTCATATCTTCGATGTAATCTTTCCAGTCGTCCCAACTTTCTTGACCTATGTTGGTAGCGATTAAGAACTGCTTCTTTTCACCGCGTTGAAAGCCTGGCAGCCTAGTAAGTCTTGCTGGATTTTTGTTTTGCTTATCAACTCGTAGACCATTCTTTTCCAAAATCTTGTATAAGTGATCTACGCGTTCCTGGTACTGTGGTAAATTTACTGCGTCGACTTTTACAATTGCATGCAAGCTGCGACTTCCCGAATAAGTCAATGTTGCAATTGGCAATTCCAGTTTCCGCAGTAATTCGTTCTGCTTTTCTAGCTCCATCGTGTCGCTTTCAACTAAAACGTACCGATAATCAGTAACATTATTGTTTTTCGTGCCTTTACCATCCAAGGGATTTACACAAATCCATGCTCCAGCGTTAGGCTCCGGATCGCCCATTACCGCACCAATATCTCCGTTAGACTTCTGCAGCTTTTCGATAATAGTTCCAGCCGTTTGTGTATAAACTCCGTTGCCTGGTTTCCATTTGTCGTTGTTATCGTCGTACCAAGCATCGTTAACAAATCTGATTACTTCACCCATGTCGAACAATGATTTCAAGTAATCAATAATTTGTTGTGCTGGGTTCCAAGCTGTCGGTTCTTTAATAGCTTGACCTCCGATGTAATCCGGATTGATGATTTTATAATCTTTATCAATTGAGGTTACAAAGCTGTCATTCCAACCAATAAACTCATTACCGTCCGGACTGCTTCCATGTGGCTGCCAGCCGTTATTTTTTGCCATTTGAGTGATTGTCGCACCTGTCACTGGTGTATTAGTCCCCTTGAAAGTGTTCCATTTGCGCTCACATTCACCTTCGTGATATCGACCTGGATCATTTCGACTCCAACTATCCCAATCATCGACTGAATAGCCCTCATGTTTTAAAGCCATCCCTACATCGCACCACTCCTGGTAGCTAAGCATTGACGGACTGATTGCAGCTAGTGGGTCCAATAAATTGAACTTTTCCATTAGTAATACACCCTTTTCTTAAACACTGACTGATTTGCTTCGTCGAAGTGTGGCATGCTACCTCTCTTTTGACTAGCTTCTAAATCAAAGTGATTTTTAGACTTTAACCAATTAGGCTGTTTATCCGGCTTGACTCCAATTGTTTTTTTATGAACAATCCATTTCGTTTTCGTGTTGCAGTCTAAAATCACTACTGTACTTTTATAAATTTCTGTAATTACCGCTTTTTCATGGAGAATCCCATGGACATCTTTAACATTAACTAAATGATTTCCTTTTTTGATCCGTTTCATTTCGGTCACTCTTTCAAAAGAATATTTAGTTTGGCCAAACTATGCCACAGCATGGAATCGAACCATGCTGATGTCACCAGACTGTGGTTATACTGTCATTAATTCTTGTGGCTTGTACTCGGTTGGCTTAATGCCATGAGGTGTGCGCCAACCATTTGCTGCAATTCTGTTAATCATCTTGCTAGCACTTTCAAACTGCCAAGTTCCCACGTGCTGGAAACCTCGGCCCTCTAAAAATCGAATCTGCTTAGGTGTTGTTAAGCCGCCTTGACGTCTCATTGATAATCTGGTTAATAAAACATCAGCTTTTCCGGCATTATCAATTTCATCTGGCATGATACCCATTTTTTCGAGTGCTTTTTTCTGCTTGTCACTTGGCGGAGCCATTTCCCAGCCGAAACTTGGAACATAACTTGAAAGGTCCTCGTCTTGGATTGACATTTCAAACTGTAATGGATCAACTAGCTTACGTTTTCTACGTTTCATCTCAGCCAATTGTTTAGCTAGCGACTCTTCGCGTTCCGCAACAACATCTTCTGCAGCTTCCTTTTCGGCTTCCTCAATATCAACCGGCGCAGTAGAATCCTGAATGTTTTCAGTCATTTTTTTAGCAACTTCATAATTTTTGGTGATCAAATGTGCTGGGTGGCAAAGATCTAATCGTTCTGTATGCCATAAAAAATCTAGTAATAATAACTCTTTTTTCCCTGGTGCTAAGCGAGTCCCACGGCCAACCATCTGACTGTAAAGTCCCCTAACTTTTGTTGGCCTTAAAACGATAATGCAGTCAACCGATGGACAATCCCAACCTTCTGTTAACAGCATTGAATTACACAAAACGTTGTACTTTCCAGACTCAAAATCAGCTAGTACTTGCTTTCTGTCATCAGATTCACCATTAACTTCTGCTGCTTTAAATCCATGCTGATTTAAAATTTCAGTGAACTTTTTTGATGTTTTGACAAGCGGTAAAAACACAACTGTCTTGCGATTCATACAATTTTTAACCATCTCGTCAGCTATCTGTTCCAGATATGGATCTAACGCAGTACCTAATTCTTTAGTGCTGAAATCTCCGGCTTGCTGTTTAACTCCAGAAATATCAAGCCTTAGCGGAATAGTCAGTGCCTTAATCGGTGTTAAATATCCATCTTTTATGGCTGCTGGCAAACTGTACTCGTACGCTAAGCTTTGAAAATACTCACCAAGATTGCGTTGGTCGCCTCGGTCTGCTGTAGCAGTTACACCTAACACTTTTGCATTCTCGAAATAATTAAGAACTCGCTGGTAACCGTCTGAAATACAATGGTGCGCTTCGTCAACTACAATTGCGTCAAAATAATCTTTAGAAAATTGCTTAAGTCGTTTTGACCTCTGCAGTGTTTGGACGGACCCGACTACTACACGATAGAAACTACCCAAGCTAGTCTGTTCAGCTTTTTCAGTTGCTGTTTTTAATCCTGTTACTTTTTCCAATTTGTCTGAAGCTTGTTCTAACAGCTCTCCTCGATGTGCTAGCACCAGGACACGTTCACCTAATTTGACTCTATCTTCAATGATTTTTGAAAAAACTATTGTCTTGCTTCAGCCACACCCTGTCGGCAAAACCAACAGGGTGCGTTTATTTCCTTTCTGCCATTCCTTTTGAACAGCAATACGTGATTCTTCTTGATACGGTCTTAATTCCATTTTCTTCATCCCTTAAAATGCGCCTGGTTGAAATCCACCTTGCTGTTGTCCTTGTGGTTGTTGTGGTTGGGTCCATTGCTGCTGTTGTTGCTGTGCTGGCTGTTGTGGTGCTTGCTGATTGATGAAGCTTGACTGTTGTTGGACTACACCAGCATTAGCAGCAGGTTTTAAAAATTCTTTGATGCGGTTATTCTGCTTTTTGTTGCCGTCTCTGTCCGTGTAGTTATTCACTTCTAATTTTGCTCGGCCGTTTGCGCCGATTACTTGATTCCACTTTGGTTGAAACGGCTGTCCAATTTCTTGAACTTGCCCGATTGAATTAAAAAACTGTGTTAATTTCCAGGTGAACTTTTTCATCAAATAAAGCCGTTCTTTAATAGTCGTTTTCCCTTTTTCACCGCCGTTAACTTCGCATGTCACTTCTGCATATGGCGCGCCATTTGGAATTTTGTCAGATTGCCCAGAATAGATTTTGCGTTCCAAATTTGTTACATGAAATGGATAGTTGCCTTCTGGCAGTAAAGTAAACTCGCTTTCTTCGGCTACCCAACCTTCATCCCAGTTTAAAAATTCATTTTCATTGTTATTCATCAATATTTCCTCCTATTTTTTT